CTTATGACACGCCTTAAAGCCATCAGGTGAAGTAAACTTCAAGGTAGTACAATCATTACTCACAGCCAATGATCCCCATGTAGCAATAGTATCCAAATTACTTACTTCCGGACCAAATGCCTTAAGATTACTACCTGTAACAAATGACTCAGTAACACTACTGATAATATCTTCATCTTCACCATGAGAAGCAAGAGAAGCTCTTACATCAGCAGCCATAGAATGAGCTGTACCACCATGCAACAGTGGATTACTGAGCTTCTTCATATCCTTCCTTGTCAAATGCTCCAATCCATATGCATCCTGCAAATCAGTATGACTGTCATGAACAACATCAGACTCAAGTATATTAGCCACCCTGGACATCTTCTCAGACTTAAAACTAGCTCCACCCATAATAAGACCAGAGTTAGTAAGATCCTTGCCAAACATATAACTACAAGGCAAACCAAGTACAGTAAGATCAAATGCAATAATAGCTTTATTAACCATAATAGCTTCACCAAATTCCTTTTCATTAGTAGCTTCCATTGGATCAACTTCAGCAGCCCATAACATATCCAAAGAAGTAATATTACCTACTGCATAATCAACAGAACAACGACCATACTTAGCTGTATAAATAATATGCTTCAAGTGCTTAATAGCACTATCATCAAGTACTTTAGGATCAGCTCTATCAATCAACAGTGTCTCCCACAAATGACCTTGTGGACGTAATCCAACAAGCTGAAAGATGTAATACATCCTTCCTCGATCATCAAACTTCATAGGAAGAAAGAACTTAGGAATACGAGTTAACTGATCCATAATGTAATTAGCATAAAACTTATAACGTCTCTTCTTCTTGATAGGATCTTCGCCTTTCTCGCCTTTCTTAGGGCGATAATTGTAATCCTTAGACAATTCAAAGCCTTTCATAATAAGATCGTAAGAAGCCACATCTGACACCTTAAATGCCATACTTGAAATACGACTAAGAAAATACTTAAACTCAGTATTCAAACGAATATTGCCTACCCACTCCTGACTAACAATACCAGGTTCAGTCTCAAGACCATATCCAAGCTCACGCTTTGGAGCTGACCCACCGAACACAAAATGTAACTCACTTTTAGGAACCAATCCCTTCTTACTCGGTACATACTTAACCTTCGTATGCAATGAATACACCTCAGTATCCAGAAGTATCTCAAAGACAAGTGCAGCAGCAATCTTCTTCATCTCCTCACGTTCAAAATCACTCCATTTACCAGGAACCTTAATACGAACACGCTTAGACAAATCACCCACAGCTGCTTGATAAAGCATAGACTCGTTATTAGCCTCCATATGAGCCAACTGTTTGTTAATAAAATTACCTGATTTCTTAAAAAAGTCACCATATAACACCTCCTGATGAACAGCTAAACCAATTACAGACATATCACCTTTAATTAAATCAAAGGCAGCTCTTGTTGGTAATACATTAAATTTATACATAATATTCTCTCTAAATTGTTAGAGTTAAAAGGACAGTTGCAACCAGGTACGGAAGCTACTGCGGTAAGCGAACACTCACCATTGCAACCCCTCCAAAGAAGGGTTACTAGTTAAGTATTAAACAGGAATAGCTTCAATCATCAATTCTATTTGAGGTAAATTCCTTCTATCAAACCAACTATTCCAACCATTAGAATCTGCAGCCATTAACTCAACCTCATCAATACTAAAACTTCCTATATGTGGTGCTCCCCACTCAGCATAAAACTTACCTCTTTTGCTAACACCTGAAGCATCAAGCACATACCACCTACCTTTCCTCCATATTTCTAACCAAACATGATTAAAACCTACACCGTTACTCTTCCAATCCCATTTACTTAATACACCAGAGTTATTACTCCTAATCTCATCTAAATTTACTGCTTTATTATCATTAAACCTACCGGACGTAACTAAAATACGCATAACAGGAAACTCGTGACGTAACTTTCTTGCAACCATAGCTGCTACACAAGCACACCCGCCACAGCTAACATCATCAAACTCTTCTTCAATTACTTTCAAACACTTATTAAGAATACTTATAGTTATTTGAGACATACATTTCTCCTTTAAATTAACTGCCTAAATTGTTAAGCAGCAGTAGCAAACACTACTAGTGAGCACACCATCCAGATGCACTCATAACTAGGGTTTAATAAATGTTATTAGGATCAAATTTATCATCACCAGGCCAATACACAAAACCAGTAACCTCTGAATCATTAGGGGTTACAATACACTGTAATTCATAACCTTTATGAATAAGCCAAATATTAATATCAGAATGAAACTTTCCTATATAATATTCATTAGCAATACGCAAAGCTTCGATAGTACTAACAGTTCGAACAGGATGCTGTAAACAACAAATAGCATCCTCACGATCAAGACCATGATCTGAATACACTTGAATTTCAAAATCAGGTAATACCTGTTTTATATACCTCATAACTATCTCTCCAAATTTTAAACATAAAAAAGCCCTACTCAAAGGGCTATAATATCTACTGTGATAACTGCTTAAAGTAGTAGCCATTCCACTAAGTTGTAGACAGCTTCTGCTCCTACAATCAACAGTATTAAACCAAGTGCATAAACACTACCTTCAACATCCATCTCTTCTCTCCAATAAAAAAGTCATGTTAGCCTTAGCTAATACATAATTTTTAGCAATACTTGTAACAATACGGCCATTCTTAGATGCTTTAATAACACATCTATCTTTAGTACAAACTACGATATACATAGTTATTTACCTCCAAATAATATATCAATAACCACTTGATCATTTTTACTTGTAAAAACAACAAAAGCATGCCTTTTCTCATCAGCTAACGCCTGCAAACGCTCTAGTTTAGCTTCAATATCCCTATTCTTAAAATCCTTACGTTTAAACTTCTTAGGTAAATTAAATAACTTATACATTCTATGAACACGAGAATTTAAGACAGCACGAGAAATACCGAGTTTAAGTGTTATAGCTTGCAATGTAATATCAGTCTTCAACAAGTCTAATACCTCTCTTTGATTAGGAGTTATACGAAGCATAACTATTTACCTCCATTTCTTAATAACCAATTACAATACATACCAAACTCCTTAAAAGTAAGATCTTCAACACCAATATATTTTACAATCATATCTCTAACCTCTTAAACCAATTACAGTAAAAAGAACTACCACAACAGCAACTATTACATAAGAAACTTCAAACATGCTATTTCTCCTCACACCTAACATAAGAAACTATGCCATTAAATACATAAGCTTCTTTACCTATAGTTTCACAATGTTTAACCATTGCTTCAACAGTTTTATCACTAACAGGAACAGTAGTATCACAGCCAATAAGCAGAAACACAGACAACACAATTAACATTTTCATATTATTTCTCCTTCTCTTCTAAATTATAAACTTCAACTGCTTTGTTATACTGAGTAACAAGCAAATTTATAGCATTATCACCACCAGGAAGATTACTGACAACTATCAGCTCTCTAATTAAATAAGATGGACCAATTAAAGCAGTAAGAACACTACTTAAAGCTTTAGCATCAACTTCTACTGTTTTCATTTTATTTCTCCTTATTTACAGTTACTGTATCTTCACAACCGAAGAAGTTATCAATATCTAATTGAGTAATTTCTTCAGTCACATCTTCTTCTTCTTCTTCAGATACATTTACACAGTGTTTATCATAAAATTCACTCCAAGCCTTATCATTATGATAACCAACAAACTTGGTATTTTCCCAGTAATATATACTCATAATAGTATCCTTTTCAAACGGTAAGTAGAATTACTTACTAACAAGCACCTAATTACAGATGCTTGGTAGTAAGTGAGCAGTTAAGGATGCTCAGCCTGTAGACATTGTAGGTATTACTATGCTTCTTCTTTAAGCATGTCAGCTAACAATTTTCCTGCTCCTTCCGAACTATCCTTTATAGTCTGTGCAACTGATTGATTTACATACTTATATGCTCTTGCTTCAGCTTCTTCAGCATCGATACCTTCTGACTCCATGATGTAGCCCTTACCAGCTGCGAAGGGTACTTCGAGTGTTGCCTTGATAGTAGCAGGAGTAGCTTTGATACCAGTATGTAATAGCTCAACGCTATCTACTAATACTTCAGCTGTTACTGAAATGGTAGATGAAGCAACGTTAAGAAGGGTCTTTGTAGCTGTAGCTAAGTTTTTGATTGTATTCATGATAATTTCCTATTTTAAATGGGTCCCTCTGGAACAACTCCGGGGGGTATCCAGGTTATACATAGCCGACTGACTATATACTGAAGCTACGCAAAATTATTAAAAATCTCTTAAGGCCCAAACGCTAATCATTCCCATCTGAAGCTGTACAAAATTATAAAATTTTAGTACTGCAATATTAGCAACCACTTATATACCAATAATACACACAAAATAGGTAGAAACACTTTATAATGAAAATTCAATAAATTACATTACAGGAAAATTAGCACGAAACAAAAAATTAATAGATTAGCAACATTAGTAAATGTAATAGCGTCAGGCGAAGGAAGTTTTGTAAACTCAGGAATAGTAGAAAAGCCTGATGGTAGCAAAACTTATGATGTTGAATCACCAGATGCCAGAATACTGCTTGACTGTACAGGATTCACTGGAACATCTATGGCAGTAGATATTGTTACTACTATTAATGGTGTTGATATTGTTGTTGCAAGTTTTACTTTAATAAGTGCAATAGGACAACAATCGTTATTTATACCTTCATGTCCACTACAGCTAAAAGTAGTTTACACAGCGATTACTGTTACAGATTTTGATGCTACAGTAGACTGCATACGTTTTTAATCTTTTAGAGACATGAGCTAATTTTAATGGTACAATTGTGCTTCTTTAAATAACACAGAGATAAAAATGACAACTACAGTAATTATAAAAGCACATTGTGCCGATGACAAAGAAGTGAAAATTCTGGTACGTAACGGTGAGGCGGTTGTAGAAGATACCACTATTCAAGATAATGAAGAGCATGAATTAGTTGTTTATGGTAGTCGTGAAGTTTCAGTTAGAGAGGTATTAAAGTAATGGATAATCAACATAAAAAGATTAAAGGATACCGGGAGCTAAATCAGGAAGAAATTGATTTAATGAACAAAATTAAGGCTCAAGGGGAGAATCTGCAAAAGCTGATTGAAGAATTGCAGTCTTATAATGATGTAGATCATCGGTGGGTAACTATCGGCCAAACTGATTTGCAAAAAGGCATCATGTCGTTAGTACGATCTGTTGCACAACCAACCACTTTTTAACTGAGAAGTATAATGGAACAAGAAATTCAAGAATCTGAAGCAGTTGTAATGGAAGAACAAGAATACATTTCGCATAAAATTGTGAAAAGACTTCCTATGACCAGACTCGAATACAATAATCTTCGTAAGTGGGAATTACCTGAAGATGAAAATGGTGCAGACGAAGGTTACATGGTTGAATACCTAGATGGTGGTGAACCTAATGTACCTGGATTTGATGGATATATTAGCTGGAGTCCTAAAAAACAGTTTGATGATGGATACACAAAACTTTCTAAAGAAAAACCAAATAAGGATTATCCTTTTGTAGATGTAAAAGAAAAATCACTTGGTAACACAGATCAGAATACTTGTCGCAGCAATGTTAGTGATGTTGTTATTTTTGGTGAAGATCTGTTTAAGTTGCTTAGCAAGGCAAGTTCTAAAATTGAAGGTTGGATGAAATCATCTAAAGCAATGCAGACTCCTACTGGTTGTGTAGTTCAAGTCACAACTCAACAGAAAAATTCTGATGGAAGTTATTCTGTAGCAGAAGCTATTACCCACGTTCCTGGTGTTCGAATAATTGAAACTAAAAACGAAGATGGTGTTGTAACAGGAAGAATATTAGGTTAAAGTAACTACATGAAATCATTTAATCAACAAAATCATCAGGAACCGAATCCACTACAACGTGGGGGTTTTAGCCTGTGAGACTGTAAATTAATTATTTCTCCTAGGAACCTCCTCTCGCAAGATTGGGGGTTTTTTTATGTCTGAATTTTATTAGGTGTGACTATAGCTTAATGGTAAAGCATGTGACTGTGACTCACTGTACCTGAGTTCAATTCTCAGTAGTCACCCCTAATAGAATTTTTGGTATGTAGCTTAGTAGGTAGAGCATCTGACTGTTAATCAGAAGCGCACAGGTTCGATGCCTGTCATACCAGCCAAATTACGGAGTGTAACGAAAGTGGTTATCGTCCGGTCTTGGATGCCGGTATACGTCAGTTCGAATCTGACCTCTCCGACCAACTATATCCCAGTGGACAACTGGTCAAGTCATCAGCCTTTCACGCTGAGATAGCGAGTTCGATTCTCGCCTGGGATACCAATTTTACAGCATTGTCGTCTAGTGGCAAGACATCTGGATTTGACCCAGACAACTATGGTTCGATTCCATACAGTGCTTCCACATTACAGCTGTATACCCAGTAGATATTCTACATTCCAGGCTTATACCGCAGCTTACAACTTAAACCAAGGCTCTGCCTTTGGTTACGTTGCAGTATGTCTTCGACACACACGCTGCTGTTGTGAATTATTACGTAAATAAACTTACTACTCCTAATTTTATACTTATCTGCGTAAGTCGAATTCGCTTCGCTCATTCTTTGTTACTTGATAAGTATAAATTTACTCATAGTAACTTTCTTTACTGTTTTGTTTATATCTTACAAACGGCTCTCATGTTCGCTTCGCTCACTACGTAAGAGTATATATAGAAGATTGGCCCTGTAAATTTGTAAGTTGCTGATTTATAAAGATTTAATGTTTTTAGTTGCCGCTATTTTGTCCCACCGCTGTAGGGTCTATGTCCCACCCCCATGGGACAAATCGGCATGTTGTGTCATTTATAGTATGACATATGAACTTGCATATGCTAAAATGACTGACTTTATGTACTAATAGAATTGAGACAATTATGAAAGATTATTTTGATCCAGAACGATATGCTGTATTTGATAAGGAGACAGGGGAAGAAATGCCAGTACAAATTTTCCTACAGGATGTTAAGCCAGAATATTGGGAAAAAGCGTATGCTAAAACTTTAGCTGAGTATTTTGATTTAGTTGGTGATGCTCCTACCAGGGTGCTAACTCATATATTGAAAAGTAAAGATGCCAATAATATGGTTTATGGTACCGTTAGAGAGTTTGCTGAAAGTGTAGGAGTTGCTAAAGGCACTATCTCAAATGTTATGAAAAAATTGAGAGATCACGGATTTATAAAAATGATTAGAAGTGGTGCTTACATGCTTTCCCCGAAAGTTATAAAGCACGGAAGTTATACGCGAGGTGCCATGGTAATGAGATTATGGAATGAGTCAAAATGAGCAAAACTGAAAAAGTGTCAACAAAGAAATGTCCTAAGTGTGGTAATACGAAATTAGCTTTAGTCAGGACACATAATGTGAAGTGGTGTACTGATTGTAACTTTCAGATACCTTGGAATTTAGACCCGGGCCAGAAGCCATTACTCAGGTAATTGCAATTCCTCAGTAAAGTAAAGTATACTATCTGCTAAATTTGGCTTTACTTAGCACTATGAAAAACGAAAATATAGAAAAATACTTTAAAATAGCTGACTCGAAATCAGTAAATGTTATGGTGTGGATGCTTATGAATCGTGACAATAATGATAGACTTTATGTCACATTAGACTCAGTAGCCGTTTCTTGTGAAGTCACTAAAGTAACAGTCAGCAAATTGTTTCAGAAAATGTATAAAGAAGACTTTCTGGTAAAAATTCGAAATGGTCAGTACCAGTTGAGAAATATCGATGGCATTCTTTAAGCAAAAACCTATCGGCAGAGTATATGTCATAAAGATGGTATTACCTGATGATTCTGTTATTCATAAGATTGGTATGACGCATTCTAATCGCTCAACTGATAGAATGATGGAGATACTGAGATCATGGTTTGCCAGATATAGGTTTGTTCCTTACAGTGAATTGAGACTGGATATGGAGTGTAATTATCCATTAATACTGGAGCAGCATATTCACCGTGTCCTGAGCAGTAAAAGATTTGAACCAAATGAAAAGGTGGAAGGTGGTACCGAGATGTTTATTGATATTAATGAGCTTCGTGTTCTGCACTACCTACGCAGTTTTGACGATAGCCTGGTAGATTCCCTAGCAGCGTTATCAGATGAAGAATGTAGACGTTTATGTGAGTTGTTGTATTTATGAGTAGTTACTTTAAAAAAGAGAGTTTACCTTCATCAGAACTTACTTTGGATTTAGTTCAGTCACAGTTACGCCCAAGACAGCAGTTAACTGTAAGTGAAGATACAATTCATGAAATACAGAAATTGGTCAAAGATCCTGATTATGGTGAAGAGTTCGTAGATTGTTACATCGATCATCTCAACGTATTGAAGGAAAATCCAAAAAGAAATCATCAAAACTACCTTGAAGCTGTAAAGTTCTTCAGCCTTGTAGAAGCTGGAAATTCTCTTACTGACGCTTATATTAAAGTTTTCCCTAAACGCTTCAATGCCCGTGGAAGGGGTGACAAGAAAGCAATGAGAGGAGAAGCCAGTAGATTCAATAATACCCAAATGGTTAATGAAATCAGAAAAATTGCAGGTATACCTGTTCAACTGATTCATAGACATTTACTACATAAGGCTATCCTTAAGACCGCTAAGCTGATGAAAAGTGCTAAGAGTGAACTTGTTCAGCAGAAAGCTGCTGAGACTCTTATACGAGAATTAAAGCCTACTGAAGAGCAGGTAATTAATATATCAGTAGATGATGGTTCACTATCTGTTATAGAGCAGTTACGTCAAGCTGCTGAAAGTTTAGCAGCTCAAGAGTATCAAAGTGTACAGGCTGGAATACCTCTCAAGCAAATTGCTGAGTCAAAGATAATTGACATTACTCCTATTGAAGTTGAAGAGGATACCAAATAATGGCAATGGATTTAGAAGAAAGGCTTAATCATGTAGATTATAAGTATCTATTAAATGATTATAAGCCATCTAAATTTGCTATGCAGTTTATTGCCTTCATTAAATTAGTTAATGGTGCTATGGGTGAGGAGAATAAGTCTCCTGTAATACACTACGATATGGTAGATCAGCTAGTTTTCAAGAGACAAAACTTATTTGTATCATTTAGAGGTAGTGCTAAAACTTCTGTCCTGCATGAATACTTATTTCTTTACATCGCTGTATATGGAGAAATACCAGGATTTGGAAAAGTAGATGTAGCCATTTATGTCAGTGATACTGTTGATAATGGTGTAAAATCCATGAGACAAAATTTACAATTTAGGTATGATAACTCTGAATTCTTGCAAAAGTATCTTACTAAAGAAACTAATTTTACAGATGTTAGATGGGAATTTGTCAATGCTGATGGTAAAAGATTTTGTGTTAGAGGTTACGGGGCTAGTACAGGATTTCGTGGGTTTAAAGAGTATGGATTAAGACCTACTTGGGCAGGATTTGATGACTTAATGTCTGATAAAAACGCCGAATCTCCTACTATTACTAGAGATATTAAGCATATTATATATAAAGCCGTAAGACAAGGATTACACCCTAAAAAAAGAATGCAGGTGTGGACAGGTACACCTTTTAATAAGGCAGATCCACTGTATGAAGCTGCAAGTAGTGATGCATGGAATACTAGGATTTATCCGATATGCGAGAAATTTCCAGTAGCCAAAAAAGACTTTCGTGGTGGATGGGAAGATCGTTTTAATTATGATTTTGTTAAAGGAGAGTATGATAGTCTTTTGGCAAGTGGTGAAATTGCCTCATTCAACCAGGAGCTTATGTTGAGAATTACAAGTGATGAAGATAGACTTATACAAAATCATGACATTGTTTGGTATAAAAAAGATTTAGTTATCAGAAATAGGCAGTTGTATAATTTTTACATAACTACTGACTTTGCCACTACCAATGGTAAAAAATCTGATTATAGTGTTATATCTGTTTGGGCTTATACAAATAATGGTGACTGGCTACTAGTAGATGGAATGTGTAAACGACAATTAATGGATGACAATATTAATGATTTATTTAGATTTGCTGCTACTTACCATCCATTAGGAGTAGGTATTGAGGTCAATGGCCAACAAGGCGGATTTATCCAATGGATCAAAGGAGAAATGCTAACTAAAAATATTTTCTTCAATCTAGCAGGTAAAGGTAAAACTGAAGGTATTCGAAGAACTGGAAATAAAATAGATTACTTCAAACTATTCGTTCCTATGTTTAAAGCCAAGAAGGTATGGTTACCAGAAGAGTTACGCGATTCTGAATATATGAATGAACTGATAGAGGAACTGACTTTTGTAACTAATGATGGCTTTAGGTCTAAGCATGATGATATATCAGATACCTTATCAATGTTACTTGAAATGAATCCTTATAAGCCAAGTCAGGAAATAGATACTACATACACAGTAGATGAAAATGGATCACATGCTATGTTTCTTGATGAAGCTGATGATGATGAGTATAAGAATAGTACAGTTTTTTAATTGTGTATGGTAACATTACTTAAAACTTAATAGGACTGTGTAAATGTTAATCAGTGAAGTCATAGAAACAGCTCAAGCAGTTGAACTAAAACAACTACCGATGGTGGCAGATGAAGCTGAAATCATAAGGTATATTAACTTAGGGCTATTGGAGTTGTATAAGCGTTTCAGTTTAAAGACTGAAGATGCCATTATAACATTGCAGGACAATGTATCGACATACACACTTGACGGTGTAGATGAAAATGTAGTAATGAGCAGTACTGATGCACTGCTTACGATACTTGAAGTGTATGACGGTGATGATGAGCAGTTAACTGTTAATAAGTATAATGATGCTACAGGTGTAATGACACCTTCATATAATGTAATTAAAGTCCCAACAGTTGTACAAGATGCTATACTAACTGTTCATTACAGAGCAGCTCCTCCTTTTGTAGTACTTGCCGCAGAAACACTAAGGCTACCTCCACAATTACTAGAAGCTCTACTTCATTACGTTGGATACAAAGGACATTCCTCTATTAAGGGTGGAATCAAAGATGAGAACAATACTCACTATATAAGATTTGATGCAAGCTGTAAAAGAGCAATTGCAGAAGGGCTTATCATAGCAGATGACATCAGTTCAGAATCTTTTGATTTAAGAGGTTTTGTATAATGTTTTTTGCTACTCTACCATTAAGAGGTATTGATGCCTGGGGTTCTGGAGATTTCGCTTCTCCCAGAGGAACACATAAAGATGGTACCCGAAAAACTCATAAAGGTATTGATTTTGCATGCTACCCGGGTACGATAATACACTCACCTATAGCAGGACGTATTACTAAATTTGGTTATCCATACTCCAGTGACTTATCTTTTCGATATGTTGAGATCACAGATAAAGATTTATACCGTCACAGAATGTTCTATGTGAAACCCAGTAGATTCATTAAAATTAATCAACTTATCGAAATGGATGAAATTATTGGTGAAGCACAAGATATTGCTGGAAGATACAGCAAACCAACTAAAGTTATGAAAAACCATGTTCACTATGAGATTTTAATTAATGGCAAACCTGTTGACCCGGAAAACTACTCATGATCAAAGCTGCAGTAATATTATTAATTGTGACAGGGGTAGGAGCATCGGTTGCTTGGGGTGTACATATAATTCGAGAGAACGAACAGTTGTACTCAGAACTAGCAATTCAACAAAATGCGAACTCTACCTTCCAGACAGCCATAGCAGAACTTGACGCTATTAACAATGAGACAGCTCTACAGGTAATAGCTAAAGATAAACAAAATCGATTACAAAATATTCGTTTGCGTAAAATGCAAAATAAACTAGATAAACAATTAGAGGCTGTCACAAATGAAGAAAAAGTATGTTTACATTCTATTGCTCCTACTGCCATTATTGATTTCCTGCGGGTCAAAAAGACCGAGAGTAGTGACTGATACCGAAGTACGAAGGATTTGCCCAAGTCCTATATATTATAGTGAACAGGAAATATCAGAAGTTGAAGACATCAGCTGGAAAGGTATAGCAGAATATGCTAAACAGTTACAAACTGACTTAAGTAGTCTAATCTCAGATAGAAAGCATATTAGAGAGTTTTGCAGTGAGTGATTTTTTAACTCAATATCGAGTATTTCCAAGGATATTTGCAGGATTTTATTTATTTCTGACATGGGATGTATGGCAATGGGTAAAACTAACTCCAGAATTATCAGAGTATCAACACTACTTTGCTATGGCAATTGTTGCCGGAGCAGTGGGCTATTTCAAAATCTATGTGGAAACCAAAGGAAAATGAGTACTGAACAGCAACAGACTATTATACTAACTCAGATTATGAATAACCAAACTGAGTTGTTTGCTCAGATAAAAGAGATTAATAAAAATCTGGTAATCATAGCTCGACTTGAAGAGAGGCAGCTTACTGATCGAAGTACTATTAGTCGTATTGGTGAAGAAGTAAGAGATAGCACTGAAGGATTACGTTTATTATCTGATCGTGTTACAGTAGTAGAAGGTACTACTTCAGGTAGAGGTAAAATATTTAATTGGCTTGCAATGTTAGTAGCCTCCGGTATTGTAGCTTTAGCAGTTACCTGGGCAAAGATATCTAATACGCCATAACTCTTACTTAAAAGTGTAATAAATTACTATGTCAGATACGAATACTACTGAAGACAATAACAAGAAACCTACTAAAGTTCAGCTTCTTAAAGCTTTTAAGGCTGATCTTGATGCAGCTGATACATTACGATTAGAGACAGTCGCTAACGTAGAGTCCTGGAAAAAAGCTTATAACGGTGATCCATATGGAAATGAGCAAACAGGTAAATCTGCTCTTGTTTCCCGTGATATCAAACGTCAAGATGAATGGCAGCATGCTTCTGTCAAAGATCCGTTTGTAGCAGATTCTGACATAGTTAAAGCAGCACCAGTTACATTTGAAGATAGAGCTGCTGCTGAACAAGCACAGCTAGTGCTAAATCATCAATTTACGATGCAGTTCTCTCGATATAGGTTCATGACAAATGTTGTTAAGCTACTGAGTTCTGAAGGTACTGTTATCGTCAAGACATCGTGGGCTTATGAAGATAAAGAATTTGAAGAAGAAATACCTGTATACATGGCAGATCCTTTATCTGGACAACCACGACAAGTTAGAACTAAAACAGTTAAACGTTTGAAGGTACTGGTAAATAAACCAGATGCAGAGCTTTGTCGTATTGAAGATATTTATATGGACCCAACTGCTCAGGGTGATATTGATAAAGCACAATTTGTTATTCACCGATATGAATCAGACTTAAGTTCTTTAAAAAGAGCTAAAAAATACAAAAATTTGAAAAAAGTTGCTATTGGTATGGCTGATAAGTCATCCTCTGATAGCAGAGCTGACTATGATCCAGAAGATGAAAGTGAATTTGTTTTCCAGGACCAGGCAAGAAAAAAGCTTGTTGTCTATGAATATTGGGGTAACTACGATATTGAAGGTACAGGTATTGCAGTTCCTATCCAGGCTACCTGGGTAAATGATACTCTTATCCTATTAGGATCAAATCCATACCCAGATCAAAAGATTCCATTCCTTATTGTTGCCAATAACTCTATTCCATTTCAGTTGTACGGTGAAGCCAATGCAGAGTTAATAGGCGATAATCAGAAGATATCCACAGCTATTAAACGTGGATTGATTGATAACATGGCCAATTCCAATAACGCACAGAAAGGCATTCGTACAGGTGCATTAGATAAGTTAAATAAGAAACGTTTCCTCAACAATAAGAATTTTGAATACAACGGTACTAAAGAAGATTTCTTTGATGGAAACTATAATCAAATTCCACAAAGTGTATTTCAAGTACTAGAATTAGTTAATAACGAAACTGAGTCTATTACAGGAGTTAAAGGATTTGCAGGAGGTATACAAGGTAAAGGTCTAGGCAGCACAGCAAGAGCTGCTGGAGGAGTATTGGATGCTGTCTCTGTACGTAGATTAGACATTGTACGCAATATTGCAGAGAATCTTATTAAACCTCTTATGCGTAAGTGGATGGCCTACAACAGTGAGTTTTTAACTCCCGAAGAAGTTATGAGGATAACTAACACTCAATTCATACAGCCAGATTTAGATAACGTCGAAGGCACAGTAGATATTCAAATTGAAGTGTCTACTGCTGAGGATAATTCATCTAAAGCTCAAGAACTTAGCTTTTTGCTGCAGACTCTTGGACAAGGTATGGATGCAGCAATGAAAAACTTGCTTATGGGACAGATAGCTAAGCTGCATAGAATGCCAGACCTGGCTAAACAGCTTGAAGAGTATGAACCTCAACCTGATCCATATGTTGAACAGATGAAACAACTTGAGATGCGAAAGCTTGAGTCTGAAATTGAAGAGCGTCAATCTCGTTCAAGAGAGAATGCTGTTGATATCCGGGCTAAAATGGCTAGAGCAATTCTTGATGAAGCTCGTGCTAAACAGATAGGTGCCGATACTGATATGAAAGATCTGGATTACATCGAAAAAGCTAATGGTGATGACTTCAAGAAAGAAATGGCTATTAAAGATCATGACAGAGAAACAGCTGCTGGATTAAAAACAATGGATAATTTGACTAAACAGTAAAGTTTGGTATAACATATAGACACTTTTAATTAACTAATTAGGACTCAACACAAATGAGCAACCAAGAAAACGCTGTAGATATTGAACAAGAAGAAATAGATCACGATATTATGATGGGAGAAGCACTAGAACGCTTAATGCTTAATCCTGATTTTAAGACTATTGTGCTTAATGGGTACTTAGAACAAAAAGTTCTTGCTTCTATGAGTTTGCTAGCTGTACCACAAATACAAGCACAAGGTAGACGACCTGGAGTTATTGAAGATATGATCTCTGCCAGTAACTTAAAGTACTACTTTCAGATGATTAGTGCTGCTTACGCTGGAGCACTTGATCCTATATTAAGTGATGAAGAAGAAGCTGAACTCGAAGATGAAGGAGCAGTACACTAATGGATGAGCTTTCTCAAGAAGAAGTATTTGCTGATGATAAAGATCCACTTGAAGCTATTGTCGCAATTCGTAAAGAAGAAGACAAAAATGCTAATACTGAACAGTTAGAAGAAGCTATTGAAGAGAACTCTTCTGCTACTACTGAGAAAGCTGTTGAAGAATTACCGGATGAACTGGATGAGCCTAACAAGGAAGTTAAGGATCCTGATTCTGGTACTGAAGAATTATCAGCCGGTGATGCTGATGATGGTTTAAGTGAAGATCCTGTCAAAGAAACAGATAAAGCTGTTGAACCAGTAGCAGAACTATTAAAGTTTAAAGCTAACGGTCAAGATTTTGAGTTTACTCCAGAAGAAGTACAATCACAGTTTGAGACTGTATTTGGACAGGCAATGGATTACACCAAAAAGTTACAACACATTGCACCATATCGTAAAATGATATCTGCATTAGAAGATGAAGGAATTACCCAGGAAAGTTTGAATACTGCTATTGATGCACTGAAAGGTGATAAAGGTGCAATTCAGAAAATACTTGAATTAAATAGTATAGATAGTTTCGATGTTTCAGAAAATGAAGATGGCTACACTCCAACTGATTACGGTAAAAATGAAGGACAGTTGGCACTTCAGGAAATTACTGGTAACATGGAAGCAGATCCAGAGTATCCTATAACAGTAGATGTTATAGATAACCAATGGGATCAGGAATCAAGACAAGCATTGTCTAATAACCCTGCTATGATACAGGGACTACACAATGATATTAAATCTGGTGTTTACGATAAAGTAGCACCAATGGCAACAAAATTAAGAATCTCGGATGGAAATACTAAATCTAATCTTGAGTATTACATGCAAGCAGGAGCTGAGTTTCAAAGGCAACAAGCATCTACCAAATCTGAGAAGAAAGTAGATGAGCTTAATAAACCAGCAAATGACGCAAAATCTCAATTTGACAAAGCATCATCAGAGGCAGAAAAGAAGCGAGCAGCTGCATCCACTGGATCAAGAGCTGGACGCCCTGGAGTTATCGACTATTTAGACGATGACAATGATGAAGCATTTAATGCCTGGTACAAAAAGACCATGGCAGGTTAAACTAATTGAGAAAGGTGACCGACTATGGTCGATAATGTATATGGTGATGAAACGGGACTCTCGTCCCACGGACAAAATACCATTGTCCACTACTACGACAAAGCAGGTGTAAAAGCTGCTAATGCTATGGCTGTGTATGCACAGTTTGCAGATCGTCGTTCTATGCCACTTAAACGCGGTAGAACTTTTAAAGTCAGCAAATGGTTACATATCTATGATCGTGATCAAGTAACACAATCTGCTGAATTCGGTACAAATGGTTTTCTGTCTTCTCGTAATATTGCAGATGTATCTGCTGGTATTGAGACTGATGCTGCTCTTGCTGAAGGTGCAGGTGTTGTTAACAAACAAAGCATTAAGAAAATTACTATTGAAACTAACTTCGCTCGTTACGGTGAAATGCTGGATTACAGTGATGAAGTTGAGATGTTTTCTGAAGATGCTGTACAAGTTCATTATCGTGAAGAGCTTGGTGGTCTGGCCAATGTACGAGCTGAAGATTTAATTCAGTTGGATATGTTGTCTACTACTACTGTTATGTATTCCGGTGCAGCTTCTTCTCTGATTACTATTGGTGCTGAAATTACTGCAGTTGACGGTACTGACGATGACCTATCTCGTATTAGCTATGACCTAGTTCGTAAGTCTGTTCGTAGACTGGTTCGTAATCGTGCTCAAAAGAACACTTCTATCATTACTGGTTCCACCAAGATTGATACTCGTGTAATTAACAAGTCGTTTTACGCTATCATCGGTCCAGAAGTAAAGTATGACCTTGAAGGTATTACTAAGGGTGCTGGTTCAACTGAAGAGTTTGCCTACATTCCTGCGTATAAGTATGCTGATGCTGCTAACCTGGCTGAAGGTGAAGTTGGTGCAATGAATGACTTACGTTTTATTGAGTCTGAAACTGCTCTAGTTTATCGTGGTGGTGGTGATGTTGTACCTCTTGGCTATGTAGCTGGTGGTGGAGAATTAGCTGTTACTACTCATACTGCTGGTTCTGCTGCTGCTCTGAACACCTTTACTGGTGGATCGGATTATGCAGACACTGAAGAGCGTTTTGATGTATTCCCTGTTCTATTACCTACTAAAGGCTCTTTTGCCACAGTTGGTCTAAAAGGTCATGGTAAGATCAAGTTCAACTCTCAGGCACCATCGAAGATTGAACTAACCAATCCTTACGGTACACAAGGATTCTTTAGCTACAATATGTGGTATTCCGGTATCATCCTGCGTGAAGAGCGTCTGATGAAAATCCTGGTTGCTGCTTCCGTGTAAACCAATGATATTGCCTCCCTCCGGGGAGGCTTTATCTTATTAAATAACCATTTAGGACTTAATATGACTGATCGCGATATTCTATTAGCTGAAGCCAATGAGCTACAGTTAGAATTCCCAAATAATATTCCCACTCTTAAACTACAGCAAATAATTGCTGAGTCTAAGAGTCCTACTACAAAACCTGAGGTAGAAGTTGAAGAAACTACTATTACTGAACCTACCGCTGTTACTACTACAACTCCTAAACGAGCTTTAAGCAAACGTTCTAAATTACGTCAAAAAATTGCTCAAGCCAGAGCAAAGGCTATGAAGATGGTTGTTGTAACTATTACTAATAAAGACAGTCGTGAAAACGATGTTATGACTACTGTAAGTCTTGGCTTCGAAAATCAGTACTTTGGTATTTCTCGTATTGTTCCACTCGATATTCCTGTAGAAGTTGAACAGGCATTAGTCGATCTGGCAGAAGGTACCATGATGACTTTACACAAAACGGAAACACTAAACGGTAAACCCACTGGCAATAAAGTTGCTGTTACTGTGAAAAAGTTTGCAATAAGTTATGCCAGACAAAATATTGAATAAGTAAAGTAATATGTACCTATTAAATGCAGAGACAGAGATAGCCTGGGTATTAGGAAAAACTCCTAATACTATAGTGCTATCTGATCTGGATTTAATACTTATAGATCCAGAAGGCAATTCAACTTATATTGATTCACCTATCAATATTGCAAGATTTGTAGCTCCAACAATAGTAGCTGTTGGATCTGCATCTTATTTATTTACACCAAATATAGAAGGATTGTGGAAAATTAACTTAGTTATCGGTACATCCTTAGACTACAAAGTATTATCAAAAGTAGATATGTATGTGTTAAATAATTCTACTGAAGTAAATCCTGTCGATATTGAATATTCAGAGTGTTGTGCCTGTACCAGTACGGTTCCTTCTGTGTATTGTCCTGGCTATACACCTGTTTATGTAGACTCTTCAACTTTTAGAGTTGATGGGTTAAATGTAATAAATTTATTTAGCGTTTCTCGTAAATTAACATTTACAGTAAATGGAGAAACACTTTATGGTACTATTTCTGCTAGTGATTTTGGAACAACTTCTGCTGGAAATACAACAGTAGTAGTAGATATGGATGATGGAGCAGTATTAACTGCAGGGTTAACTCAAGTATGTCTTATTACTAGTGCAGTTAGTTGGATTCCTATAGTAACCTCTCCATTCGAATCTACATCTATTAATGCCATCCATTCTGGAAAAATAGGTTTACAGGTATGGTGGGTTGCTGTTGGTGATGGAGGAAAGCTTTTTACCTCTGAGGATAAAGGTATTACATGGGTACAAAGAGCTACCAGTACTACAGAGAATTTAAACTGTGTAGGTTATGACTATGATAATGAACGATTTATAGTAGGAGGAAATGTAGGAGTTTTACTAAAATCTGTAAACTGTACTGATTGGACTCTTGATACAACAACTGTTCTTAGTACTCTTGTATGGGCTAGTACTCCAGGAACAGGAAATATAATAGCTATTACTTATTCAGTGTCTACAGATTTTATGATTACTTTTCACGAACAGACACTTAATTGGCCTCAACACGGTACAGCTAAAAGCATAGATTTTGGAGTTACCTGGACAGATATTCTTACTTCGTACAATTGTGGTTTACTGACTGTATCACCACTAGGTTCTGATAATGATGTACTTTTTCGACATTCTGGTATTAGTTCTTTAAGAAGAAGCTATGGTACTAATTATGGAAGTTACTCATTTCCATATACTTCAGGATCTGAGTACTTCCAAGACGGTTCTATGATAAAAGCACTTAGTGTTGATCGCTGTGTGATTGTAGGTGATGAAGGTCAGGTAATAAGATCTACTGATGCTAATTTATTAATCTTTGCAGCAGCTTCAGTACCTTCTTTTGGGTTAAGTAACGTAAATGGTGTAGTAGGAGCAATAGCACTAAACGGATTATTTGTGGCTGTAGGTGACAATGGAAAAATAGCTTATTCCTCAAATTATGGTGATACATTTATTCAGGTAAGTAATGGATTTATACCAACAGCGAATATTAATGATGTACATTATGATGAAGAAGATAAAATTTTTATCGCAGTAGCAAATAATGGTCAAATATGTAGATCGACAAATGGGATAGTTTAAATGTATTTATTAAATACAGATATTACAGTAAATTGGGTACTAAATGTTACAAGTGATACTATTTTACTATCTGATTTGGACATTAAAATAGAACAACCATCAGGTTTATCAGATTATATACCTAATGCTATAACTGCTGAAAATTATGTACAACCCACAGAAAATTCAAAAGGTTCTGTATCATATACTTTTACAGCTTCAATATTAGGTTTATGGATTATAACACTTACAAACGGCACAGAAGCCATAAATACAATATACTCATCATCTAAACTTTTTATAAGTAAAAATGATATTTATACTAAAAAATTTGCACCTATGGATAACCTTTATGAGTTATATGCATGGGATATAACTAAAGCTGTTTACACTGGTAAATTTATTAGTGTACTTACTCAAGCACCAAATGCTTGGGGTATTACATTTAATACTGATGGGTCATCAGTATATGTTGTAGATAGTACTAATAGTAGAATTTACCAATATGATTTATCTGTTAACTTTGACATATTTACTGCTATTTACACAGGTAACTCAATTTCTGTACAAGCACAAGATCCAACGCCATCAGGTATAACATTTAATACTGACGGATCAAAAATATTTATTACTGGGTGGAGTGACTTTGTTTATGAATATAATTTAAGTGTTAATTTTGATATAAGTACAGTTACTTATTCTGGTGTATCAGTTAGTATTCCTGATTCTTCTCCAAGTAGTTTGGTATTTAGTACTGACGGAGCAAAAATGTATGTGCTTGGATCTACTAATGATGAAGTATACCAATATAACTTATCTATTAATTTTGATTTAAGTACTGCAAGCTACACTAATGAGTTATTTAGTGTAATTGCTCAGGAAGGTACTCCAACGGGAGTTTTCTTTAGTACTGATGGATCACAGATGTACATAACTGGTTTATCTAGTGCTGTTCATCAATATACTCTATCTGTTAATTTTGATATAACTACTGCTGTTTATACAGGCAATTTCTTTAGTGTAGCAGATCAAGATATATGGCCAACAGAATTATTTTTTACTGAGGATGGCAGATTTATGTACATACTTGGTCTTGAAAATGATTTAATATATCAATATGAATTAACTTAATATCATGTATTTAATAGATACTTTACTTACTATTACTTTGAAATTATCGGCTACTGCACCAAAAAATTTATACCTGGTTCCTTACTTTAAGAGATATTTATGACTGATATAGCAATTACAGATCTTACGAATAAAACAGATGTAACTGATGGTACAGGTGTTTTTGATATCTTGATGAAGTCTATTGACCTTCATTTAACTGATCAATTTACATTAGGTCGAATTACAGGTGTAGAGTACAGCACAGTATACCTTGGAGCACTACAATCTGTTTTACAGCAATCACTAACTTTTCTTTTGTCTGAGCAAAAAGCTAGTAAGGAAATTGAGTTACTTGCTCAACAAATAATAAAAGCACAAGAAGAAACTGATTTAATTATTGCACAAACAGCAAAAGCATATGAAGACATTGCAGCTACTAAAGCTGCAACAGTACGAGAAAACCTTATTAATGCTGAACAAATAATTGAAACGCAGGAAAAAGTAGATTTACTCCAGTCACAAGATTTAGAAACAATCGCTAAAACTACTAGAATGGATAGTGAATCTGCTCAAAAAGTAACACTTATGGCTGCACAAACTTTAGGATTTGCAAGTGATACTAAGCAGAAAGTACTTAAACAGATGTTTGAGAACTATGCTGTTAACCTTTCAATAGCCGGGGTTGGTAATGTACCAGAAGCTGCACAAGATACTGCAATAGATAATTTAGTTGAAAATATTCTGTCTGAAGTTGGTGTTACTGAAATTATTAACTCTGCTCCAGCAATTGATTTAGGTATAGATACTCCACCTTTACCGTTGTGATAACTATGAATAAAACTGAAATATTGGATCGTATTAATGACATAATTATTGATGAAAAAGGTGAAGCAGTTCCAATAACAGGGATGTTTATGGACAGTAATTTGGATAGCTTGGGCACTACAATAGCATTAATAACTATTGACGCAGAGTTTAAGATCTTTCAAAATGAAGATGAAAAAGATGCCTTTGAAAAATTAGACGTTGCCAATTTAACTATGAGAGACCTTATTACACTATGCAGATTATCGATTTTGTCTATGCCCACGGAACAGAAGCAAGAGAAGGATATATAGCAATACCTGAACTTGATCGGTATAAATCTTCTGTTTTACAGTTTATAAAGCTATCCAAACTAAATATAGAACTTACCAGACCAACTGCATTTTTGTACTTGGATGGTTTTTCTATGTCTCCTTCAGAAAGTGGCCTTAATACTACCAACGTAGAAAATTACTCCCCGATAATAAAGTCAGGTGCAGCATATATTGCTCATGAATGGGTCTATACGTTTAAAGGTAAGGAGTATTTGCGTAAGGTAGACATTATCTCCAGTACCTGTGCTGCAGGTATACAGGCATTGTATGAGGCTAATAGGATGCTTAAAGAAGGATATGTTGAAGAAGTCATCATTATTGGTGGAGAACGTACCACAAATGATACGATGAGACTGTTCAAAGAACTTCGTATACCTGTTACCTGTGGTGACGGATTTATTTATATGAAGCTTCAAAAAGGTAAAGGTATTTCTGATATCAAATGGAAGTATGCGTATAACCGTAATCCTTTTATGTTTTCACGGGAAGTTATCGATACTTTAATACCTGATTACCCAGTAGATTTTGTAAAGTTACACGGTACTGGTACTCAGGCAAATACAGCTGCTGAAGCAGGAATCGCTAAAATTGCTTCACCAATAACCTATAAATCAGGTATAGGTCACACACAAGGCATTAGTGCATTGCTTGAGACAGCTATGGTACTATTTGATCCATCAATCAAGGGTAAAGTGTTAGTAACCGCTAACGGACTAGGTGGCTTCTATGGAGCCTTTACATTAGATAAGTGATGAAGACTACAGACCTTATTGGCAACCACCACTTTATAAAATCTTGTACGGAAGAGGATGTTTCTAAGCATTTTGCTTGTGTAGAAAAGTATATAATAGAGTCTGACCGTATACCTTTTCAGAACAGAATGCGTAGATGTATTGCTGAAGGTACTGCATTTGCATTGACTGATGATACTTGTTTTATTTACTATATGAGTACAACCAAACATAGAGCTACCGGCATAGCACTCTTTGGTGAAGGTGTTCCTATGAAAATGATTGCACTGTTTACAGGTGTATTCCGGGAAATAGATAAAGATACTTTTGCTATGGAATTTAGACTTCATCCAGGTAAAATGCTAAATGAGTATAAAAGTCTACTTACACTTACATCTATTAAAAGGCATGCCAATATTAATTATCCATTAATGATACGTATTGATAGACTTAAAGAAAAAATTCATGAATTGCATACTGCCAGGGGGATAACGTGGGAGATGTAGAAGCTGCAGTAACGGACTTTATTGAAGATGCATGGGAAGCAGTAGTAGATATTGTACAAATTATTTGGGATTATGTATGCATGCCTATATTAGAGGAAATATTCTCATGGTTTGGTATTGAGGATGAAACTGTTGTAAGTGTACAAAAAGTTTCTACTTTAGTATTTGGAGATAATACTGAAGATGTAGTCCATAAATCTATTGTTAGAGCTGTACTTAAACACGTAAAAACTGATACATCCTTCTTCGCTAACTACATGGTAGAAATATATACTGCAACTGCTCAGATGAGAAGCTATCATCGATACGGTAAAAGCAGATATACACATGGATTACCTGAAATGCAAATTAAAGGAGGTACAGCTGATCATGTAGCAATAGCAGCAGCATTAAATACTGATTTAGGTGGAACCTTTACTGTACTGTCTACTGATAGTACGTTTCCAGATGCTGATAGATATTTTCAGTACTACTTACAAGCTACTCCGTATTTTTACTTTCCATACCTAAATACGCTTACTTTTACAGATCCTCATGGTGTTGTTAGAACTGATTATTCTTTAGATAGTGTTGTATTTAATTCCGGCACCAATGACTATTCCTTAAATATATCAAGAATTGCAGAATTGGCCATATTTTGGATAACAGGCATTGAGAGTGTAATTGAGGGTGGTTCAGTAACATACACAGTGCATTCAAATAGGTTAGTTCCAGTAGGTGAGTCAGTAAATATAAATTTTGCTTACACCGGAACAGCTATTGATGGTACTGATTATACTTCAGTTGCATCAGTAACAATGCTGGCATCTACCGATACTATTGATATAGTAATCGCTACAATAGAAAATATTGTAGTTGATGGTGTCAGAGATATGATTATAACTATTGACTCCATAACAAATACAAATGCTGCATTCGAAGAAGTTGCAATAGATACATTAAATAGCATAACTACCGCTATTACAGATGATGATGCGCTTATGCTAACTATTCCTCATGTAATAATTGGAGAGAATGATACCAACGCATTAATAAATGTAACACTAACCGAAGCTACAGCAACTGCATTTACAGTAGATTATTCCTTTACTAATATTACTGCAGTTGCAGGTCTTGATTACGATAATACTCCAGGTACCTTAAATTTTGTAGGTACAGCAGGCGAAGTTCAGACTATTACTGTTCCAATCACTCCAGATGTGGCAGATGATGATAATGAACAATTTAGTGTGGAGTTATCTAATTGTTCTGATGCACTGGTAGATATCAGCTATGTTGGAGTAGTGACAATAGTTGATGGTACTGCAGATACACCACTTCCAGGTACTGCTATTGTTACTGGGGTAATTACAAGACCAAATTACATTGCGGAACGTACACTTATTCTAAGATACCATGAATCTTCTGCTCCTGCTTCTGAGTGGTTCTTTTGGTTATATGAGTACTCTGCTCTCACTTATGCTAATTTAGAGCCTACATTAAGCCTTATAACCAATTTAGAGATGCTTCCTGTAGCAATACTTAGAAAGGATAAAGTAAGTATCAACTCTGATAAAACAACACCTGAGTACAAAACTACAAAACAGTTGACAAATAAATTAGCTTTAAATCTTGATGATATGATTGATAATATAGAGGCAAACCCTGATATTGCTGTAATAGATGATGTGTATATTAACTTTGCCGTATGTACTAATAGCACAAACCATCTTGTCTCCAGGGTTATATATATGAGCTTTTATGAGCTTATAGTTACAAACGGTCTTACATCAAATACTAATGAGTACTCAATATCATTTACAGAGCAGGATATTAATAACGCAATCGTATGGACAGATCAAGAATACATTTCAGCTATAGTAGGCGTTATCGCTGAAGTAGGAGTATTTACTCATAGTGTGTCTACGGTTATTGAATCTATACCTGATGAGTTTGGAGTTCCTCAGGATACTACTGTAAAAACTCTTGTGCTACAGCATCAAATTTCAGCTACTGAGTATGATGAAATACGTATTAAAAATTTGAATGGTATGGCAGCTATAGCTTATGGAGCACATCATAATATAGCATTTAATACTCTCGGTGATGATGACTTTACTCTTCCTATATCCTGGTTTGTTGTACAAGACTTTAAACCTGAGGAATTTTTAGAGTTATACCAACATATGCTTAGGCTTGATTTCTATGCTATCCAGGTAACAGAATTGGAATGGTATGAAACATCAGCATTTACCACACTGTTTAAATTTGTACTAATAGCTATAACTGTGTTTTCACTTTTTACAGCGGCTGGTCCTCTCACTGCTTTATATAATTTATTGGTATCTTATGCAGTAATGGAAGTTGTTATATATGTTGCAGAACTTACTGGTAATGCTGAATTTGCTGCTTTAGTGGCTATAGTAGCAATGATTGTACTATCAAATACTGGTGTTGTAGACATGACCAACATGACTACTGCAGAGCAGCTACTGTCTTACAGTACTAATTTTGCTAATAATCTAGCAGCAAGTTATACTGTTCTAGGTGAAGAGCTTGCACAGGATCTCCAAAATTTAAATGAGGAAGCTGATGCACGCTTAGAAGAGATAAGAGAAGCTGGAGAAGGTTTAGACCAAACTGTAGATCCCACTTTCATGGCAGCACTGAATTCTGTTGAAATGACTAGATTCCCTGCTATACAATTACAGTATGAATTTGATCAAGTGTATGACTTTGATGCACTTGTTAGTAACTTTGTAAAAAATCGTCTACTGATAGGCGTAGTATAGAGAGGAATATCATGGTAGCAACAAGTTTAGCACTGCCCCAACCTGGACAATATGGTTTTGATCTTACAGGAAACTTAGGTTCAGCAGGTGAAGTACAAGGAATAAATAATTTACAGCAAAATCCAGATATGGCTAAAAGTCTTGGTCTTGGAGGTAGTGGTGGATTTGACTGGGGAGGAGCAATGAAAAATTTCTCTCTTGGAGCACAAGGTCTGGCTGGTCTGGCTGGTGCATACAATTCCTATAATCAAAACAAATTGATGGAACAACAGTACAGAGCTTCTATTGCAGATAGAAATCAAAATATTGCTAATTATGCGGCTACTACTAATTTGAACTTACGCAATCAGGCATCTATGGCATCTCAAATGGGTGGAGCTGGTTATGGCTCAACACAACATCAACAAGATATTGAAAACGCTACTCAAGTATCTGGCGCACCAATTACAGGTTAAGTCTAATGACTCAAATAAACTGGAATCCTAATGCAAGTAGGATAAGACAACCAACGTTTAATCCTAATGCTGGACTTGCTTTAGCACAAAAATCTTTTGCTGGTATTAATGAATCTTTTGCAGCAGATGAAAAAGCTGCTGCACTTGCTGCCAATAGAGCTGCTGCTCTTGAACAGCAGAATGCTTCACTCGCACTTGCTACACGTAAGCAAGATTTTGCGGAAGGTTCTACACAACTCCTTAGAGATCAAAATATTAAAAATGTTACTAGCCAAATGGAAGCTGTAGACCTGGCAGGTAAAGTAGCAAATACTGCTAGACCTGAAGCTGTAGATGCTTATATGAGTTCTCCTGAAGTAACTAAGTTGATGCAAACTGATGAAGGAAGAAAACAGGTAGGAGCTATACTAGGTGACTACGCTAAAAGTGCATATTCTGGTGACATTAGTGATAACACTACATCAGCTGCTTACAGAGAAAGTATATTCAAAAATTTAGCTAATTCTGGAATGTCTCCTGCAGACATAACTGCTTTTGCTGACAGTGAAACAAAAAGAGAATTTAGTGGTGGAAGATCGTTTGATGAAACAAAAGATTTAGCTAATCTGTATTACGGTTCTGGTCCACAAAAAGTTTTTGGTGCCTCTGGTGGAGGAAATAGAGGCTCTGCTGATAAATTAAATACAGTACAGACTATGATAGCATCCAAAAAATATATGGATGAACAGCTTGATCAGTATAATGACAATGACAAAATTCCTTTTGTTAATATCGATACTGATATCAACAATAATAATCTGACTAAAAAGAATTTAAAAGCAATTATAGCTAAGGGTTCACTGCAAAATATAGATCCAGTAGCTATGTACAGTTTTATAGATTATGGTTTTAAAGATCCTGGTGATACAACAAGTATCAGAGGTTTGGACTTTGATAATCTTACCAAAGACCAAACAGATCTTATTATTCAAGGTGCTAAACAATACCAAACACAGCAATCAGGTACTGCAAGTTCAGCTGAGCAAAGTATTCTAATACAACAGGCTAATAACAACAGAATTGCTGGTATAAATAAGTTATTTGCAGGAGTTGGTCCCAATAAAGGAACTACTAATAAACAGATTACAGATAGAATGATGTCTGCATTAGGACAATCACAAGTTAATATTGCTCCTAAAGCAGATAAGCCAGCACCAACTAAAAATGATGCTGTAAATATTCTTACGGAAGAACCCGGTGAAGGGAGTTCAGCAGTTGATAATAAAATAATGTCTAGTGCTACCAAAAAGAAAAAACAGAAAGCCGAATTTAATATTGGTTTAACCAAAGAAGAGATAGCAGGGGGTATGTACTCAACTCCTGAAGATCGTAAGATATTTGCTCTTAGGAAAGAGCAGCTTGAAGCTGAAGAATTAGAAGAAAACGCAAAAATTATGAGAAATCGAAGAAAAGATTTTAGACTTATGGATATGTTTATTCCACGTTCAGGTATCTCAGGTTTTCGTAACTAATTAGGAATAAACATGGGTTACTACGAAGATTTAGTAAATAGCAAAAATCAAAACTCTTCTGCCTACGCAGAACCTTTGCCTATTGTATCTTTAGCAAATGTTAAAGCTGCTAATGTTGGAAAAAAATTATCTGGTAAGACTAGTAGGGCTACTGGTCAGCCTGACATATTTGAACAACTAGCTGCATTACCTGGTGGACAAGCAGACCCTGGTCTCGGCTTAAGCAGTTTAGCTTTGTCTAGCGTATATGCTGATTATGAAGGTACTAAAGACTTTCTTACAGGTGAAGTTAACTTAGATAGAAGAGCTGAAGCTGATGCCAGAGCACAAGTTGATCCAACTGTCAGACAGCAATTTAGTCAAGATCAAGAAGCAATAATGATGGATATTGCCAGAGGAACTTCCAGTATTGGTGAAGGCCAATATTTAGAAGGTATGGGTAGTTTGGCCGGAGCTGCATATGAAACAGCTAAACTAGGGCCACAATTAGCTGCTGATAGTGCAGGTTCATTAGTTGGCGGTATTGCTGGTACAGCAATGACTGCGTTAGGCGGGTCTGGATTACCTGTACTAGCCCGTACAGGAGCTAAAGTCGGTAAGTCAGTTCTTGGTATCAAGAAGTCATATGAGAAGGCTCAGAAGGCTGTAGCTGCTGAAAAGAAAGGAAACAGGTTATTAGACCTTGGAAAGAAAGCTCTTAAAACTGCAGGTAATGCCAGTATTATGACTGCTGCTGTTATGCAGAACATGGTAGAAGATTATGTTAGAGAAAATGATGAAATGCCTAGTCTTAAATGGAGAGCATTTAATGCTCTACCTGCATTAGCTTTAGAATCAATAGAATTAGGAATATTCAAAAGTTTTCTTCCTTCAAAGAAAGGCATTAAGGCAATGCCAAAAGAAGGTAAATTATACGCCAATGAAGTCAAAGATATAATTACTGGAGTTCCTGGGTCTCTTACTAAAGCTTCAGCAAGACAAGTATTCAAATTAGCTAAAAAAGTTGCTGCTGCAAGTGGTATGGAAGCTGGACAGGAATACCTGCAGTCATGGCATGAAATACTTGCTACAAAAATGGATGCTCTTACTTTGGATGAATTGGGTAAAGAATTTTTAGACTCTAAAAGTAACCAGGATAAAGCATTATTTGGATTATTTGCTGGTGCAGCTGCATCTGGAACAATTAAGGCTGTTACTTCTGCACCTGTTACATCTGTAAGTTTAGCAATTAGTACAGGTGTAAGTGCAACATCTGGAACTGCTAGACTTGCAGGTAAAATCAGCAAAGGAATGGCAAATAAAGCTAGTCTTAAGGTACTAAATGAAGAAGAACGTGCAGTACTAAAGAATGAATACGAGATACAAAAAACTGTTGCTGATCAGGAAATAATTGCACTTGATGATAAAGCAGAAAGAGTAATTAAATCTACTACAATAGAAGAACTTCAAAAGAATTCTGATCTGAAAAAACACTCAGATAAAGTTCAAAATGACTATGGATATACAGATATAGATCTTCAGGATAAAGGAACATTTAAGCAGTTTAAGGATAGAGTTGTCCGGGAATATAAAGCAGATAAGTTTAAAATAAAAGCTGCTCTTGAAGCTTCTAGTGCTGCCAGAATGGTTAAAAAAGCTAGTCAGAATATTCAAGATAAAACTGTAGCAGCTGCTAAAGAATTAGTTAAAGATATCCCAGTAGATGAAGTAGTAAAAACTGTTACCAAATATGGTGCCAAAACTGTCGAAGCTGTAAAAGAAATAAGATCCAGTACAGCTCTTGGTATTATTGAGATGGGAGTCAAAGAAGGTGATAAACAAGCTAAAATTTTACTTAAAGCTGCAAGTAATCTTGGACTTAATGACTTAAAAATAGCTGCCAAAGTAATAAGCAAAGATCATCCTAAACTAGGTAAGCAATTTGATAAACTAGTTGAACTTAAAGAATCAGGTCTTACTACCGCAGGACAGTTTGGTAAAGATCTAATTAACAAAGATACTATTTCTCCTGTAATAGTAGATATGGCAGAAAAAGGAATAGTTATTACTAAAGAGATTGCATCTGCCAGTAAGATTCTTAATTCAACATTGAAAAATAAAATTGCTGACTTAGAAACTCTTGATACAATAGAAAAAGCATTTTCAGCATATAAAAAATCTACTGTTCCAGGAACTAAAGGTGCTATTAATGCTGTCAGTATAAAAATTCTTGGCAAGAAACTTACAGATGCTCGTACAAGACTGACTAAACCTTCTATCACAGATAAAGAATACTACGTAAAAGCTGCTAAAGATATTAAAGAAAAAGGGCTAATCCCCTATTTTTCTGATACAGCTTTAGTAAATAAATTAGCTGAAGTTTATAAATCAGACACTGCACAAGATCTTATTAAAAAGGTTAAAGAAAAGTTACCTGATCTTCCAGACTTAAATGATCCAATAACTACTGCTAAGTTTGAAAAACAAGTAGAAGATCACTTTAAAACTATTAAAGAAACTATAGTAGGACCAGATAGTACTCGTACTGCTAAAGAAGCTGAAAAAGGTTCTTCTATAGCTAAATTTATGACAGTAGTAGAAACTGGATTGGAAAGTGATCCTAAAGGACTTATCGCTAATATACCAGCACTAGTAACTAAAATGAAAAAAGCTGAATATGTTACAGCAGACGACTTTAATGACCTGGCAAACCAGTTTCCAGGCATTAAAGAAGATAAAGAGTTTTTTGAAAAGTTCCAAGCTGAATTTGAATCAGAGGTTGTAATGTATGAAGATACTGATAATCTACCAGGACAATCAGCTACAATGGAAGAAGCTAGTAAGCTTCGTGATGAACTTCACCCAGAGTGTAAAGGTAAATAATGGCTTGTCCTGACTTAGTACAATTTGCTCAAGATCTATTTAAGTTTAAAGAAATTACTACAATAGATAAAAAGAAAGATAGAAATTTACGCTTTAATGTGTGGGGTATTACTCCTGATTATGTAATTAATATGATTAAAAATAAAAGTGTAGATGGATTATCTGACGGTGATAAATCTAGGCATGTAGTGTCTAAAATAGTAAATTCACTAATTAGGGCTACTAACCCTAATCATCCTGCAAAACAGTTCCAAAAAGATATTATGAGCGATAGAGATATCATTGCTCATTCTATTGCTTTGCATGAAGTGATGGAATCCGTTAAAGGAGAATCGGATAAAGCACGTAATAATAATATTGAGCTATCTAGTGTAACTAATGATGGAATACTTCCAGTACTTCCTTTATCAAGAGTAGCTGCTAGTATTGGCAGAAAAATACTATTCCAGAAAGGTTATCGCTTTAAGACAGTAGAAAGATCTACTGGTTCAGCTCAACGTATTGAGGAGTTGTATTATAAAATTGGTAAAGGAGTACTTGAGGATCTTCAGGATAAAAAGTACATAAAGATTCATGAGGGTGTAAATAGCATTAAAGATTATATCGATGAATCTGATATGTTTAAGGAAT